TCCTCATTTCATGATGGGTAATTTTATGGCAATTAGCACAGAGTAGTTCACATTTAAGTAATTCAGCTTTTATAGCCTCAAAGGATGTGTTCCCCGAAGTGCTCATCTCTTTTTGTTTTGGGTCAATATGGTGAACTTCAAATATTGGATACTCCGAAACACAACCACACCTATTACATTTCTTGCCTCCAAAATACTCATAGATTTTAGACCATAATTTTTGTCTATATTTCTTCTTATATGTTTGGGAACAATAAACACATTGATAACAATAGCCATCCTTAGATTTAGCGTATTTATGATACTCACTGAGCTCCCTTGTTTCTTTACAAACAGTACATTTCTTAGTGGGTTTCTGCCCTGCTGTCTTTGTCATTTTGTACATCCTTCTCTACATATCTTGTTATGAAATCATTAATTCCTTTAGACATGTAGTGCTTTTTAGGATAGCCTCTTTTACAGTAAGGCGCCCATCGGCCTGTAGTGTAGTAGTAAGAGTAGGTCTGATTATTGGATGCGTATATCCACAACATCTTAGCACCTTCACGCACTTCATACTCTAAACCTTTACCTTCAAGATACTCTACCACAAATTCAAGAGATTCGTCGGTATCCCTACGGAATACCTTATCACCTTTGGAGTTCGTACTAACATAAGTATATTCACTCATCGGTTCTTCCCCTTACCTCTATACAGGCTGTTTGTTTTCTTAGACACAGTGCTGTCTGTTTCAGGCAGTCCTAAGATGTAGCCCTTCTTGAGCTTTAGTGTAGCTGGCTGGTAAGCCCCTTTACAGTGGTCTTTCAGTGCTTTATTGAATTGCATAATAATCTCCTTAGTGGGTCTCTGCCCAACTCTGTCCGACTTGATATTCTCCATCTAATGGGCACCTCATATTAAGTTGTTCTCCTGCCTCTATGATTGCAGAGACAGCCATCTTACCGAATACGTCTGCGTGATGTTCAGCTACTTCAGCTTGTATTTCATCGTGTATGTTACCGACTAACTTGAAGTCTAGCTGTCTGTCACTGGCCCACTTATAGAGTATGACCAGTGCTTTCTTCATCACGATAGCACCAGCAGACTGTAAGAGGTAATTTAATGCCGAGTGCTCTGACTTGATTATGATCTTACGATTATCTAGTCCTCTGAGGTATCCTCTGCCTGAAGCCTTAGTAACCTGTTCTCGCAGTCGCCTAAGAGTAGGTGTGCCATCAAGAAATCTCTCTTTAAGTCGCTTACCATCCTTCGATGATCCTCCGACAATTTCTCCGATTTTAGAATCTCCTGCTCCATACAGAAACCCATAGATGAAAGTTTTTGCCTGACTACGTTCAGCGAGTCCAGCACTCTGTTGGTTCTTTGTGTGAATGTCTCCATTTAGTATCTCGTCAGTATATTCAACATCGTTCATATAATGTGCAAGCATCCTTAATTCTAAACCAGAAGCATCTATGCCACATAACTTATAGCCTTTAGGTATAGTCCAACACTCCCTACATTCTTTACCGTAAGGACTATAACCGGCAGGCACTTGCGCCAAATTAGGGCTGCTATGCGTCATACGGTTTGTCTGTGCGCCTAATGGGTTGACGTAACCCCTAACCCTACTATCGCCATCAGCCGCCTCTAGCCAGCTCTGTACCTGTGCTATACGTTTCTGTACTAACAGATACTCAGCTATCAAACGTGCTTCTGGTATGTCCACACCATCAAGGACCTTCTCGTCTACGATCACGTTACCTTTGTCTGTTAGCTGCTTAGGTTTCCAACCGAAGTGCTGTAAGTACCTAGCGATCTGCTTTCGTGACCCTAAGTTAAACTCAGGGTAGGTAGTGTAACCATACAGGCCCTCTTCGTTATAGTGATACCCTGCTTCCTCATGACGTAGTAGAGTAGCTGCTTTCGTTCCATCCTTCTTGTATGGATTCTTAGGGTATCCTTTCTCTACGAATACAGGTAGTGGTCTGAAGCGTTTGTGTACGGTATCCTCTATCTCAAACATCTTCTCTTTCAACTCCGCTAGCAGCATAAAGGCTTTACCTTCATCCAATAACCAGCCATTACGAACCTGTTCAGAGATAATCTTATGTACGTCCATCTCTAGTTGAATAGATTCTTCGCTGAAGCCTTTAGACTCTACGAGCAATCGCCCGTAGGTCTTGACATTTACTGATACATCCTGAACACAATACTCCAGCATCTCATCTGAATAGACAGAGAAGTCGCTGTGGTTTCCTTTGAGGTAGCCCAGACGGTGGCCCCAACTATCTAGTGAGTGTCCTCCTGCACGTTTTGGGTTAAAGAGTCTAGACAAGACTAACGTGTCTGTCATCTTAATACCTGTGAAATCTAGATTCAGGATACGTTCCATTATAGGTACGTCATACCCTAAGATATTATGTCCGATAATTTCCCCTATGCCATCCAAAGTAAAGTCTGACAGATTGTTGGGCTTATAAGTCACTACCTCTTTGGTGTCTAAATCTTGATAGACGATACACCAAATTTTATCGGGGTTAAAACCGTTTGCTTCTATGTCTAGTACGATACGTTTAGAAGTCATAATTCTCAGTCTCCATAATCTCTGGCGCTTCGCCCCTCTCCAATCGTGATGTCTGTTGATTATAGAATAACCAACCGGCATCGCCAGTATTCCCTGTACGTCTGCACTTGACTAGTTGGACCTTCGTGCAGTTACGGGCATAATCATTATCAGACATCTTGTCACGGCTCAGTAAGATCGTATTGAAGCTGATCTGGTTGATACTACCAGAACCCTTCAGATCATACTCGCTGACATCATGCGCCTCCTTAACGAAAGGCTTACGCATATGACTCACGATTATAACACTGACGCCTGTCTCTTGCACTAACTTCAACGTCCTATCCATAAAATCATCTATGGACTCATTCTTATTACTCGTTACTGCGGCCTGTAGCGGGTCTAAGATTAGTATCTCACAGTCTAGACCTTTGACCATATAGCGCATCTTACTGAATAGCTCATCAGAATCTACCGAGCCTTGATGGTCTAGTATATGTACTTTGTCAGTAGAGAAGAAGTTATCGAACTCCTTACGATACTGTGCGTAGTCCCTCTCAACATAAGGTATGTGGCTGATGTTTGTCTTCAGGTGGATAGACAATAGTTTCTCTATAGTCTCTCCTTGTGAAGCCTCTAAGAAAATACAGCCTATCTTCTTGTTGCTCTCAGTCACCATACCATACGCTAGATTATAGACTACGGTAGACTTACCTATTGAAGTCAATGCACCTAGAGTAGTAATCTCACTAGCAGCGATACCACCATTCATCATCTGGTTCAACTTACCGAAAGCTACAGGCCAAGGTGTTACCTTCTCTGTACCTCTGTTGACGAAGTTATCCCATACTGAAGTGTCTGTAGCTGGCGATATGACACCTACCGGCTTATAAGGTACTGCATCCCACCAACAACCTATGAAGTCTTTCACCTTGCCTGCCATGAGCATCTCAGAGGCGTCCTTCATGGGCATAGTCATTATCTTCACCTTGTTGGGTGAGAATAGGTCTACTACGTCCGCTACGGCCTGCTGTCCAGCCTCATCTTGATCGAAGCACAATACGACATTCTCATATTGCTCTAAGAACTCAAGTGATTCTTTGATTCCCTTCACACTAGATGATGCGCCATTCTTCAGCGACACTGCCGGCCATTTACCACCGAACATCTCACTGACCGCTAAGGCGTCTAACTCTCCTTCTGTGACAGTGATGTACTTACCATTATCCCCTGCAAACAACTGCTGACCGAACAGACCACAAGACCTCAGATCGCCCTTAGAGCTGAACTCTTTAGTGTCTATTGTCCTTGTCTTGTAGGCTATGACGTCCCTAGATAGCCCTACACGGCTGTAGTAAGGGTAGTAGTGCTTAGTCTGCTGCGCCCACTCACCTTTGTCTACACGTACATTATACTTGCGACATATCTCTTCTGAAATCCTACGTTCTGTCAGTCTAGCAAAACAAGCTGTCTCTGGTAGCTGTGTAGCTTTGTTGTGAGACATCAATTCTTCTGGTACTTCCATTACTTCACCCCCTGCTCTCTCATAATAACTACAATCCGCACTATAACAAGATGCATGACCATCCTTATAACGTGCTAAGTTATCCTTAGAGCCACATTTAGGACAAGGCTCTTTATGCGAGAATATCTGGCTCTCTGCGCTGTACGTCTTGTAACCATTCATTATACTCTCCCCTCCACATAAAATTTTTCAGCACAGTCTGAATAGCGCCTCTGGTTCTTATGCCGTTAGCTAGATCATCTTCGTGTGTATAGGCATCTTCGGCCTCTAATAACAACTTCTCATAATGATCCTTCAGACCTAAGATAACAGCTACGTCAACTAAATCCCAATAGGCATGTTCTAGTTCTTCAGGTATTTTCATCTTTATTTCCTCCGTTATGTTTGATCTGTCTCTACACTAAGATCGCCTTTGAGTGTTATAGTGACCTCTGTGCCTGTCTCCTGTGCTACACCAATAGACTTGATGACTAGCTCATAGACTTCTGATTCCTTATCCACCTGATACTTGTCGAACTTCCAATCCTCATATAGAGGCGTCAAGAAGAACAACACGACAGAACCCAATACAGCTAGACCAGCGGCAAGCCAGACTACTTGTGTGAACAGCTCTATGATTAACAAATTAATCTCTCCGGTTTGTTGTTGGTTTGTGATCGAATACTTTCTTATTCCATGCAGCTATAGCATCCTCAATTCCGAACTCACCTGAACCTTCTAGTCCACAATCAAGACACACCACATAGTCCATAGTGTAGTGACTAGTGCCCGTACATTCGACACTCAGTATAGTAGAGCCACACTTACAGGGTTCTAGCTCTGTCTGTTTACTCTTCATCGTCCACCTCTTTAATTTTCTTCTTGCCGTCCTTACGTACTCGTTTGTTCTGGTCACGTTTACGTCTGCGTAGGTGCTTCCACCATTCCACTGCTTTCACGCATCCTTTGCCTTTGCTGGCGCTAGCCATATGTCCTCCTTTGTATATTCAAATGTATACTGTAGTGTACATTGTTTAGCTTATGAAACATTATTTGGTCAGTGCTGCCTGTGAAATTAGGAACAGTGGTTCAATAATCTCGGAAACGTGTCGAGAAACCTCCTGAATTTCGACTTGTGCATAACATCTGTACGTTGGTTAAGCATATGAGTCTATTATACTCTCTTACTCAATATGTTCTGTCTTAGAGGCGACAAATGTATTGTAGAATGCGACACTTATTTACTCAACAAGTCTTTTATAGGTTTCAGGTCCTTTATAGCCATGTTCCAACAATCAGAATTGAAAGTAAAGAAACCTTCTCTGGTTCCTTTCTTCTTGAATACTGCCTCATCGAAATACTGTTCCTTATCCATATAACCCAATAACCACACTAAGGAATAATCATTCAGAGTACGTGCAAATACATAGTAATCACAAGCCTGCTTCGTGTTCCATGTGCTGATACTTACATCATAAGTCATCAGTGGCTTGAACTTACATCGTTTGGTCTTGACATCTACAGTATGACCATCAGGCAGTATTAAGTCGTACTGATAGGTATTCTTGTGTTCTGCATTCAGGTATTGACCAGCACATATCTCTCCTATGAATCCTGCTTTATTACCTTCTCCCTTAGTCATAGAGCCCCTGAGCTGGCCCATGTCCTTAGCCATGATCGTCGCTTTTCGTTTCTGTGCCGGTGTTGGCTTCACTTCTATAAGACGCATAAAAAAACCCCTACATGATATATTGAATTAACAGTATACCACATAAGGGTTTAAGGTGGTAGCCTAAACTACCGAGGGGGTTCTGCTAGAAGTCTGTATTGTCTTTAGGCTCTGCTAGTTCCAGTACCTTGACTTTAGACAGATAAGTACCTAAGCCATGCTCAGGATTCATCATGCCTTTAGACCATAATAGACGTACCCTAGAGCCACGGGGTAGCTCTTCAGATAATTCTATCTCATTACCTTCAGCGTCTAACACACCAATGTCATAGTTAGACTTAAACTTGCGCTGTAGGTTTCCTTCGTATTCTTTGAGTTTTACTCCCATCTCAGACAGTTTAGTAACACTGGGCTCATCTAGAGTGATTGTTACACTATAACCTACTTCTTTGCCCTTATATTGGTCTTGAGTCAATACATTAGAGAATGCAATAGTTCCTTCGGCTGTAGCCATATTAAAATACCTTTAGTAGTGGTTTGATTCGTTGGCTCGTTATGCCAACAATTAATAGACTATCAAGATTGTTAGCCCTGAATGTCTATACCTAAGTATACATTAGAATACTTTGTCTGTCAACTTGTTTCCCATTAAGGATACATTAGACTTAGACTTTATGAATTTAAACACTTAAAGTTACTCATAAGTATACATAGGTATACAATATCACATTTTAAGAGAAAAATCAAGGACCTTCTAGACCTAATTGGTCTAATAGCTCTAATTCATCCTCAATAGTGATAGGTGAACCATCATAGTTATTGTCTGTGGTGGTCTTAGTAGACACTCTATCGCACTCATAACACAGACAATCTGTATCCTGATCTGTCAATAATTTATTACAAGCATTACACCTCATGGAATAGGTCCCCCATCATTTTCTTTAGCTCTATCTCTTCGTCTAGTCGCATTGACCTAAGATAGTCTTCTAGCTTGTCCCTGTCTGAATACTCAACGTACATGACGTCCCCTATCAGCACTCCTTTGTCTGTGCTGTAGAACATTCTTATGTCTCCAGTCTCATCTTCTATCTCTAGATTTAGTCTTATTGGTTTCATTGCATATATCTCCGATTATCATTTATATAGTTGTCTATGGGTGTATCAAAATAACATAGGCACTCATAGACTTCATCTAGTTTAGATACACCGATAGTGCTGTCTGGGTCTGTCAATAACTCAGCGTACTCTTGTAGCTCTATACTGACACCATAACGACTAATATCATTGGGTATATCTACTCTGGCATATGCCTCTACCTCTGTTATATTACTGAGATATTCAGCCCTTGACAAGTCTATTTCTAGAGATGTCTCCTCGCCAGCCATAGCCTGTTCATGGTGGACTAATTCGTGTAGGTACGTCTTTATAGCCTGATACTTCAATTCCTCCCATTGAGCCTTTGTTAACTTAGTGCTCAGGGCCTCTGAGAGCACGTACAGATAGATTTTGTCCTCCTCTTCGTCATACTCCCCCATGATACATGTTTGAGCCGCACACAGTCCTTCTACGGCCTTGTGCTCTATCTCAAAATCAACTGCTGCATAGACACCTCTTGTGAAGGTACTAGTCAAGACAGCCATTATTTTTACTATGTCCCATTGTTTAACCATAGGTGATATGTCCCCCGTCGAATAGACCATATATTAATGCACCCCATAATAATATGCCTATAATTATAAGTTCTTTCATCTGCCACAAATCCACCAGAAGTTCTTTTAGTTTCATCATGCTGTCCTCCCTTCTAATTTAGCCCTTATTATAGCTGCCTTAATCAAATTAGCCTTGTCTGCTATCTCTTTGATTAGTTTGTAACGCTGTAATTTCTGTTCATAAGTCATAACACATTACTCCTGTCTAATATTAGGCTTATATTGATTATATAGGGCTAACCACTCAGGCCCTTGCTTAGACTTCAAGCGTAAGCCCTTATAATCGCTTGTGAGGCTTTTTCTTTCAGGGCCTTTAGGTAGGTACTCAAAGTACCAGTTAAAACCCTTGAGCGCCTCCTTATAGTCTCTGAGCTCAATGTATAGCTTTATTTCTGCTATCTCAATGAATGGCTTGCCTGTAATTTCGCTTATCTTTTTTTTCATCTTAAAGCCTCCAATTTGGATATAGTCTCATTGTCTGTTACTCTTATAAAGGTATCCACTGTCTCAGCATCAGCATATTGATACCAGTGTATACGATTGCTGGCTTGTGTGATTCTCATATAAAGAGAACCTTTGTATAGCACATGATAACCCACAAATTTACCTATTTTCTTCATTGTTCTGGTCCTCTTTTTTTACATATAACATGCATATCATTTAGTTTTGCCATATTGCAAGCATTCTGATAGCCAAAAACCTTTAGGGCTTTCTCTGGGTCCATTGTGCGCCCATGGTGCGGGCTATTTGGTGGTGATGTTAGAAACAGACCACTATCAGGACATTGCAACAAGAAGTAACGTGTGGCGTCCATTGTCGTTACTGTGGCACTGGGGCTTACCCCTAGTTTTACCCGATCTTTGAATTTTTGCATTATTCTATCTCCCTTGGTTTAACGCATGGGCCTAGTGTACCTAAGCCCATAGAGTAAAACAAGTATTATTTGGCGAATGATTTAGTAAATTTGCGCACTGTTTTACGGTTTCTAAGTTGTTCGACGTAGAGTGTACGTTTGCCCAAGTGCAGGGCCACCATTTTAGATAGGTGTTCAATTTTCCAGCCCCTAGTTTTAATTAGTCGCTTGCGGTATATACCTGTGACTTGACCTACAAAAGGTAGAGATAGGGCGAAACGCATACCGGTGGAACCGTCATTCAATGGTTTAGTGATTAATTTGATCATTTTATAGCCTCCATTGGCTTTATTGGTTTACTTGATAGCCCTAAACATATAAGGCTATCTGATAAAACAACAACTTTGTTTAGTCGCTAATGGCTATTTCTTCACCCTTGCTTATTATGTAGCAGGAACCTGAATTACTATAATTGCAGCAATATACCCTTTTCCATCTATTATTATGTTTTACTTTGTAAGACGTGGGTATTTTGTGACCATAGTCACGTGTTGGCCTACTTAAAGGTTCAAACACAGTCGGTAGTTTAGTCCAAACATGGCCCGTGTTGTCGCTTTTTCTCACTACTGTATATAATGTTTTCATTTTATTCACCTTGTTTTACTGTTGAACTAAAGACTTTAGAAAATCTAAAGCATCTTGTTTTTCTTCGAATGATACCCGATATTCGTTACCGTGACGGCTCCAAATATACCATAAGCCTTTATCAAAATAAAATGCGTATTCCATGTTATACCCCCTGCGCCAATGGAATCAATGAGCTTTTAAACTTCTTAGCTTTTTGCCCATGAACACTTATAGCTATATTTAATTGGTCACCATCACACAGCCCGCACTCTTTGCATGTGATGCCTTTCGTATCTGCAAGGCATTCGACTTCATTGGGTAACAAAGTATCGTTTGGTAGCTTTACACGAAAAGTCTTGAAACCTTTTGATTGCATTTTTAGAGCTTGTTTGTACGTATCAGCGCTACCCATCACAAGGCCGGTTAATCGCTTGTCATAGCCTTTATGATGCGCTTGGTGCGTATAGCCTGTATGACTACCAAATGCGCTACAAACGTCAACAATAACGTCATATGGCAGTGCAGCGGGGTCACCATAGGCACCTAGGCGTACACTGGCATTGTAGTTAAAAGCTGGCAAGCCCTTAGTGTATAAGCCTCTATGGTAAGCCCTATATATCGCTAGTGGGGCTTGAAAAGGTAGGACATAGCAGCTGCCACCATTATAATGTCTATGCGGACAAGTGCCACAAATGGCGCTATCAAGCCCATCTTTGACGGCAACATGTGGCTCAACATCATCACGAATGATGGTCAATTGTGCCATATCACCAGTTTTAGCGTTTGTTGTTTTCATTGTCAAAATGCCAATGATGTTAACATCTGGCTCCAGCATGCTAGGGCCGCTATAGACTATATAACCTTTTTTTGATTTATTCATTTTCTATGCTCCAATTGTTGCATTTGGTTTATTCTAGCGGCCTAGCCTGTACTAAGCCGCTGTGATAAAACAAAGGTTTATTGCATAATTTCAGCCATATATAGCTTATCCCATGCAATCATATAGTCATTATATGAGTAGTCGCTAACGTATTCGTCCGGTGACCCATTAAAAGGGATTATATACGCGCTGGCTAATTCCTCACCTACCGAATTACGAATGCGTAAAGTGCTATCTCCGACGCTATCAACGGCAGCTTTAATTGCTTTGTAGCTAGTCGAGCGTTTAACTTGCCACTCTTCGCCGTCCCATACTGATATAGTGTTGCCACCAGCAAGGGCATATTTGATTAAATGTAAGTCTGAGCGTTTCATTGTTCTGTACTCCGATTTGTTGCATTTGGTTTACCGAATGGCCCTTAGTCAGGCCATTGAGAAAATCAAATAAGATAGTCGTCCGTTGCGTAAAAAACTGGCTCTAATTTCCCTAAGAAATTATCAATCACGCACTTAGATTCATTGGTGTATAAGACGTTATAATTTGATACTAATGTGTGCAACTGGTGCACCATATCTAAGTCGCCTTGCTTGTTGTTGATCTTGTCGGCAATGTCTTTAATTTCTAGTGATAGTTTCTTCATTGTTCTATGCTCCCTTAGTAGTGGTAACCGTGTTCGGCTAAGTTTTCGGATGTGTGATAGTAAAGGTCGGCACCGCCGCACAGGTCGTCCAAATGTAGCGCAATGCCTGCCCAATACTCACAAGGTAGCCGACGCTTAGCCCATTGCAATACTGTCTCTGCC